GGACAAGATGGATCAAGTACCAATTCATTACGATGCTTTATGGCTGGTGGAGCTGGTGGCGGTGGCGGTGGTGGACAATCCTCAGGACCCGCAGGAGGCAAAGGTGGTAATGGACAAGCTCCTGGCGGTGGTGGCGGTGGTGGCGGTGGATCTATCAATGGTGCTAACTCAGGCGCAGGTGGTAATGGTGGTACTGGGACTGTCTATATTTATGAATTTTTAGCATAAGAGATTACAATGGCAGTAGCAAATAATACAATTAATAAATCATGTCTATTAACTTATTTTACCTCATCGGGAACATGGACGCCTAACATAAGAACTCAATTTGTAACAGTGTTTGGTATGTCGAGTGGGTGTGGTGGAGGTTCTGGAAGACAAGGAACAAGTGCTGCATCAAGTGGAGGAGCCGGTGGTAATAGTTCAACATGTTTGTATGTTGAACGAATTCCAGTCTCTATTTTTAACAGTTCAGAAACTATAACAATTGGTGGTACATCAGCAGGTGCAGCATCGCAAACAACAGCTGCAACCAATGGTAATAGTGGTGGTGGACAAACGGCTACTACAATAGGATATATATCTGCAACGGCGCAAACAACATTTGCTAATGGAGGTAATACAGCTACAGGTAATGCTTCTGGTAGGAATGGATTATTATATTTTACAGTAGGAGCTACAGGAACGTATAGTGTCAACAATATTGCAGCTGGCGCTGGATCAAGCAGTGCAGGAAATGCAGCTATTGCAAACCAAGCTGGTAACTTAGGTGCACCTTTACCATATGGAGCTGGCGGTGGCGGCGGTGGTGGTGGTAATACAGCATCAGCAAATTCAGGAGGTGCTGGTGGTAACATAATTTTTGTTAATACTACTTCTCTTGCTGGTGGAGCTGGTGGTATTGCAACATCTACCATTAATGGAGGAAATGGCCTTGCAGTGGCATCTGCATCTGTAGGTGTTATAAGCGGTGGTTCTGGTGGTGGTGGCGGAGCAGGACAATTTAGTTCAGGACCAGGAACTGGAGGAGCTGGTGGAGCACCTGGAGGATCTGGAGGTGGTGGTGGTGGTTCAGTAACAGGAACATCATCTGGCGCAGGTGGAAGTGGGGCTGCAGGAGCGATATGGGTAATTGAATTTTTTTAACATTCAAGGAGGATATCATGATTGAAATTATGGCAATTGTTTTGGCGGTTATAACAGCAGCTGGGGGCATAGCAAAAGTAATTCATGAATGTTATACCTCTCGCGACATGCAACAACAAATTATAATTCGCAACCAAGATAAAAATAGAGAATCTATTGAAGATATGGTTATGGAACAATTCAAACATAACGATCAACAAATGGATCGAGATATTAACATACAAATAAATGTACGTAATCATAACCATGAAGAAAAGGAGGAAAATGATTAATTTTATCTCAGGCATCATCATTGTTGCAGGATTAATTATTGGCATTGGCGTCAAACTGTACTTTGGTGATACACCAACTGAAAGAGTTGCAGAAGAAATTATTGAAAAAGTAGTAGAAATGGAATCAGGCGTCGATATAGAACCTATTATCGATATTAACGACAAGCCAAAGCAGTAAAAGAATGGGGCCTTAAGGCCCCATATTTATAACACATTTGCAGATTTTGTTATAAAACCTAAAACTGGCAACAATCCACCTTTATTTTTTACAGGTGTATGAATCTGATTAACAAACTTTTTATGAATATCATCAAGATAATCATCAAGTTTATCATCTACCATTAATTCTAAATCTGGTGGAACAATACCATCATTTTCTTTAATAATTTCTCGTGCTACTTTCTGCTGTGCTAATTTAGCATCATTTAATAATTTAAGATTTTCAATGACAGCAATTTTACCTTCATTTGATTGTTGCAAATTAGGAATAGTTTTCAAGAAAGTATCAACTTCAGTTTTTAAAATACGTGATCCAAATATATCTTTAATACCACTTAACATATCTTTTGAAAGCTTTTCAAATTCTTGTGATTCAGGACTTTGCAAATGTTTTAAACTTATACCAACACCCCACAATCCATGACCAATAGCATCTAAACCTGAAGAAAACCCAGGAGAATCAAGCTTTCCAGAACGAGTTAATACTTCCATTCTTTCTAAACGAGCATTTGCTTCTTTTACAGCTTTTGATTTTTTATTTAATTCCTTTAAAAAATCTTTTGATTCATCCTGCTTTTTATCAAATCGTTGTCGTTCATATTTGGCAAGCTCGTATTTTTCTTTACGTTGCTCTTTTTCAATTTCTTTTTGTTCTTGTCGCTGATCAAGATAAGCATCACGAATAGCTTTTTGTTGCTCAGCATAATTTAATGGGCGCAGCCCACCTTGTTGTACTTGCGCAGCCTTTTCAATATTTTGTTGCTGTACTGCAGCTTGTCCAATACGTTCCGAAGGCTGAGTACTTGAAACTTGGTTTTGACCTTGATTCTGCTGCAAAAATCCTTGTGCAACTTTTTGACGATCCATTGGGTTAGGAATAGTCTTTAACATATTCATTTGTTCTGGCGTAAATGAAGACTGTATATCAGATTGTTGCATTGGTTGTTGTTGCTGCTGTTGTGGTTGTTCCCAACGATCAAAAAATGCTTGTTGTACTTTTTCTGGTTGATGCACTAATGATTGAGCAGTTTGTGGATCAATACCTAATGATTGCCATAACTTTGCTTTTTCACTTGCTATTTTTTGGGTTGCTTTATGATGAGCTAAATTTTGTAAAACATCGCCTAAATCTTTACCAACACGAGATCCAAGCGTCGATTGCCCTACATTAATATTTCCTAAAAATGCCATAATAATTCCTTTTATAGTAAATTAAATGCTCCAGGATTTCCCAAATCAGGCATAGGATATCCAGCTCCAGCAAGTTGTTTTGTTGATAATTGACTTTGTTGTGCTTGTTCAAATCCAGATGAATGCATACCTATTCCACTGCCATTTGTTGTTATAGGAGTATATTGTTGCTGTGGTTGAGCATTCCCAGACGCGCTATTTGCTCCCCATCCAACAGAAACTGGTCCTACTCCAATTTGTGTCGGTAAAAGACTTTTTAAACCTTCAAATGCATTTCTGACACCTGAATTTCTACCTGAATCAATACCATAATCAAATTGAGGAGATAAAAATGCACCTAAAGAATTAAATACATTATTTGATTGCTGTGATTGTTCTGCAAGTCCGTATTGTGCTTTTAATGCTGCTAAATCAGTTTCAAATCCACGAGCTGATTGTCCTAACTGCTGTGCAAAAGCTGGTGAGCTTAATGCATTTCCTGATCCTAATGATGTAAACCGTTCAGCAAGAGATGGCACAGTATTTTGATTAAAATTTTGTCGAGCTTGTGCTTCAATAGGAGCGAAATTAGACTGATTGCCGGGTAAATTAAGGTTATTAATGCCTTGTGGCAATACTTGATACAAATTTTGTAAAATCTGCTGTTGTTCTGGTGTTGTTGTTTTAATAGAGGTGGGAGTTGGACCGGTTGAATGACGCCAGTCAGCTTTTTCTTGAGCACCATAAGGAACAGGTCGTCCTTCTTTGAGTGCTTGGCTTCTTAATTTTGCATTTTCAAGTTCATTTTTTAAATCTTGAGCTTTAAATTGTTTTTTTTGTTGCTTCAACTGATTTTTAAGTATCTTTTTTTCATTTGGCATACCATTCCTTTAATTTTGAACATATTCTAAAACAACATAGGTCGTTGTATATGCTGACATGTTAGTTCCGGTAGTAATATATACATTAGTTGAGTCTACTGATAATTCTACATTATTGGCAACTGAAGATGCAGAAGCATACGGAATAGGTATAAACGCAAGTGTTGTAGGGTTTGTAGAACACCCATAAATACGAGTAAAACTATAAGAAAACATCACATTAATATTATGGGGAACAGTTGCTCGTGTCGTATTGGGTAAAGCACCAAAGTTAATAACCGTACGAAATATTTGCCGCCCTGCATAATTTGGATTACTTACATTTGGATTGGGGAATAAAACCTGTCCGTTAATAAAATTAGTGTTAAAATAATACCCAGAATCCTTCAAATTTAACGATATAGCAACGTTATTCATATCTTGATACAAGTGAGTAAAGATTGTAGTAAGTAACTCCTTACTCAATCCTTGTTGCTGTATTTGATTAATTTCATACACATTGGTAGTTGGTATAAATAAACCAAGATTATTTTGCAGAGGAGATGCCATACTATTTCCTTAAATACTTGCTCAACTTTCAAATTTTTTATTACACTACAAAAGATCTTTTGCAAGACGTTTCAAATTGTCTTCGAATAGATCCTTTCCTTTTTGCACCCCATGTTTAATATGCGTGGGGTGTTGTTTTATGTCATACGAACTGATGTTGGTGTTACATAAAATACCATGGCATGCAGTTCAAAATCATTTAAAGCAACGTATTGTACGGTATTATTCACTATATTATAACTAAACATTTGATTCGGTGACATGTACAATTGTAATTGCACACATTCACCTTCAGCATATAAATACACAGGATGCCATAATCTTGTCTGATACTGCTCAAACGGTGCTAATGCATAAGGGCTAGTTTCTAATGTACCATTGCCAGGTAATGGTCCTGGAGATGCAACATTTCCAATACCTTCACTAATCATCGATAACGGGGTTGATGATACTAAATAATCTGCAGTCACTACACCATTCGTCGTACGATCTACCAAGAAATCAACGCGTTGCATATACATATTACGATCTTGTTCAGTATAAAAGTTATACTGTTTTGAAAGTATATTCATATTACTCACCAATGATACAGTACCACCACCAGTATATGTTCCTGTAATCGTAATCGGTAATGAACTATTATCCAATGCTGAAAATGAAAATTGATTAGGTGTATTTGCAGAAACCGGATCAGGCGTCACACGACACATCAAATTAGGTAAAGTATTACCTAATGAATCAGTAAACGTTAAACCATGCATATCAGAAAGCAATACAAACTGATTTAATGAAAGATTATGATTTATACAACTAATCGTACCTATACCTGCAGCAGAACTACTAAACGAACTTACTTGTAATGAAGGTGCATTTGAAAAAGTATCAGGCCGTAAAACTAAAATATATCCCTGTTGGTTACCACCTAATACTGTACGAACTGTTGTATTATTGCTCGTATTACCATTAAAATTCCAAAAATCAGTAATTTGCCCCCACGGAGTTGCTGTAGCACCCCATGTAATACCATTGCTATAAGGCGTTAATACAAAATATCCAAAAGTAGTAAATGAATCATGAATTTTTGACCATGAATAATTGGCGTAGTTATATACTAAAACAAGATTAGGAAAATAAAATGAACTATTACGATTCGTAGGAACTATTGTCCAATATGCCATCTCATTGAAGTAATCACGAATTCCAGATACACGTTCAAAACCAGCATTTTCAGAACTTAAATCGAATGTATATTGTGGAATTTTAGTATCTATACGATAAACATTTGATCCATTGCATGCATGAATACCAATATCATCGATACCAATAGTAACTTTATCAAAAGGGATTTCTGAAAATGTAGAGACAGCTCCAAGTTCGTTATTAATTTTTTGAAACACAAAAGGAAAGATTTCATTGCCAGTGTACACAAGTTCATAAGTAGATGAGGTAAAATAAACTATTAATCTGTCTTTTACAAATTGTGCTGTAACAATCGCTTCTTGTGTCGGTGCATCAATAGCGCTTCCATTACCTGGAACGTCTTGCATCCAAGCATTTACAGCCAATGGACTTGAAATTGCACAATACCGAGCTCTAAATGGAAAATTAGTTGATGTTCCATTAACCATTTCAACTGTATTTAAAAGCACAAGTCTATTCTTAAATTGTACTATAAGTTGAGCAGTTTGTACGTAATTATTACCAGTAAAATAAATAGGCGCATTAGCAGTTGCTCCTGTAAAAGTATAAGCTCCTGTAGCAGTATCAAATGTTCCAGTTCCTACTGATCCAGCTAATGCATTTGATGTTGGAGTTAATGCACCATTAGCAACTGTTACAGCAAATGAAGTAGTTCCAATATTAAATACTTGTCCTATAAATCCTGAAGATCCAGGAACCGTACCCGATGCCGCTCCAGACCCATTAGTTGTTCCTATAGAAGATCCATACGTCCAATTAATAACTGGTTGTATCCATGTACTATTATTCCAACAACGAATACCATCTGCAGGATTAAAATTAGTCACCCATAATGAATTTAAAGCAACCGTAGCTCCTTGGTAATTTGCAGACCAGAAAAATTGACTATCCGAACCTGTCCATGTCGATGCACCCGATGATAATTGGTACCAACCTAAAGAAGTTCGATTAAATTGATACGCAAATTGAGTATCAAACGCTATGTTTTGAGTTTCAGCAGTCGAATCAATATAATATTCAGCAAGTCCCATAACTGGCGTTGCAGGATAAAAATAAACCGCAGTTGATGCTGCAGCCCCCGCAATTACAACCGCTCCATTTGAAGTGTTATACGTACAAGTTGCCGTTGATGTTGATAAACAAGATCCTGGCGTTCCTGTTTGATATACAGTATAAATATCTGTCCCGCAAGAAAACATTTGCCCTATCTCAAATACGACCCCAGGAACTGTACCAGAAAATGCCCCTGAACCATTGGTATTACCTAAATTAATACGCAAACGAGATGCAGTTTGATCAGCACCCATTAAAATAGAACCAAATCGCTTTTTTACTCTTCCGCGAAATATATATGCATCTTCTAATGCTTCAAATGCATTATCAGCAATTAACCATGGTTTAAGGTTTGTCTGCAATCCACTTCGATTATCTTGGTAGCCAATTAAAAATTTATCATATGCCATTATATTCCTATAAAGTTAAGGTAATACACACGGTCCTATTGCCATCCAATATAATGTTCCTGATGGAGTTCCTGTACCTGGAACTCTTAAATAAAACCCAGTTGAACTTCCGCCCTGCGTACAATTTGCATTAAAATTAACGATTGCAGCCGAATTACCAATAAATGTTGTAAAAATAGATTGATAGGTCGTATTGTATGATGGAACTGAAGATCCAGTAACAAATGGAATAAATTGGCCAGAAAAACTTTGCGTAATACCAGATTGTTGCCCCCATTGCAGCATAATAGGATATGTAGTACTTGATTGTCCTGATAATATTGCCCATCCATTTGTTGCAATACCTGCAGCATCAGTCGTAGATCCTGTTAATTGTACAATAGTACCATTAGATGGATAACGATAAAATATCTCTCCAGTATTAGGACCTCCTGAAGTAGCTTTTGCATATACTGCCATTTCACCTGATGCAGTCGTAGGATCAGAATTTTGAAAAGGAAGACTAGTATACGTATGCTTTCCTGCATTATTAGTTCCAAATCCATAATGATTTACATTAATAAATTCATTAAATGCTTGAAAATTAGCTTGTATAGGAGCCTGTGTTGCACTACGGGTTTGACTTGCTTGTGGTACGTTATTAGTAAATGTAAAAACTGCCATAAATATCCTTTATATTCCTAATGCAACCCAATTAATAATAGTATTTGATGCAGTAGATGTCGTACTACAATATACCGTAAATGAAGTTGTCGTTACTGCACTCACACCCCATACAAAATTACCCGAAGAAACAGGAGACGATTGGGTTGTCATTATTTGTACATTAAATACTGATGTATTAAATGTTGGTATACCAGGTGCTACAGGAATTTGCACAACTGTACCATATGCAGGATAATATGCAGATCCAAACATCATTAATAACCCAGACGACGTATACTGCCAACATCCACCAAGATATTTATATCCTGAAGAAGTAGTTCCTGCCGCCCATGAACCTCCTGATGTATTTTGATTTGTTGAAGATCCTGATGAAGATCCAGCTCCAGCGCCTGTTAATTGAATAATAGATCCATTAGAAGGATAACGATAAAAAAGTTCTAAACTATTAGGATCATCAGACACAGGCTTTGAATATAATGCCATTTCATTTGCGGCAGTTGATGGATCAATTTCATTTTGTACATACGTTACAAAGTTATGTTCTCCAAATGTATTTGCAGTATTAAATGGTACGTGATTAACGCCTAATAGATCATAAATATATTGGAAATTATTTTCAATTGGTTGCTGCGTATTATTAATCTGTTGATTTGGTTGCGGTACTGTTGGTGTATAAATGTATGTTGGCATAATTAAAATCCCCAAGAAAGAGTGCTAATACCTTGCACATTACTTAAAGCATTTGATCCTGAAACAGTATTGTATGTAAAAGAAGTTTGCGTTGAATTAGACGCAAACCAATTTGCATTATTAGCTCCCCCACCAACACTAGCAGCATTAATTATAACTGTAGGCGCATTAACAAAAACAGGAGCCGTTTCATCTTGAGCAGTGTCATAATTATAATACGTCGTTGGATACACATATGGATAAACTCCAGTTTGAAATGAACCCTGTGGTCCAATCCATTTTAACATAAAACCTGAAGGGAATTTAATAAATCCACTTCCTCCAATAGCATTATATTGTGTTATGTAACCAATTGCTCCTACACCTGCAGGCGTAGTAACATTTGATATTTGCACCGGTGATAATGAATTAGAACTATTATTACCTGGATATTCTATAAATATTTCACTGGCATTAGGTCCATCAGGAGTTGCTTGAACAAACATAGCAACTTCGCCAGTCGCAGTATCTGGTGGCGTTGATTGGTTAGGCATACCAATAACATTATGTTTTCCAGTATTTTCTTGATTAAATCCAACATGATTAACGTCGACCCATTCAGCTATAGCTTGAAAGTTAGCTAAAATTAATGGCTGCGTTGCATTCATAGCATCTGCAGCATTGGGTGTGTTTGGTGTAAATGTATAAACTGGTCCTGACATTAGAAGTTACCTCCACCCATTCCAAAACCATTATTATTATACCCAGTTCTTCCTTGCTCACTATAAATCGTTGCAACACGTTGAGTAGTGTTTTGTACAATGGTTCTACGCAATACTAATACTTCCTGTTCTTTCAATGATGGCATAATTAAATTGATAGAATCATAATCCATACGATCTTCAAACACCTTTTTTGCCGAATTAAATGCAATAAGCTGCCACCATTCTGATAGTTCAGGTGATTGATTTGCTGCTAATAACTCAGTTGGCTGCTTCCATACTTCCATATCGACACGATAAGATTGATCTGGAACAGGTCGTACAACAAAACTACCATCATAAAAAAGTAAAGCTTGAGGTAATGCAGCATTTTGAGGCACTGTTTGACTATTAATAGGCACACCAGCAGCAGGAGCTGTAGGAAATGTCACATAATATTGGCCAGTAAGATAATTAATATAATTTGTACTCGGAAAATTAGCATTGGATTGATATGGTGCTGGCAATGACAAAACAGGTATTCCATTTGGATTTAAAATTGCATTATATGCATTTTCATTCGTTGCTAAAGCATTATACAATAAACCAAAATGAGTAGGATTACCCGTTGTAGCATCTAAAATAGGTGAATCTTGCATAGCAAGACCATTACCATTGCTATCAATAGAACTAAATAGCACATTGTTTTGCAACAATGTTATAAGTTGCGTGCTATTTTGAGGTACATTTGCTTGTTGCGAGTTTACAACACCCTGAAAATAATTTACCGAACCATTTCCTGTAACACCAATACTAGCAATAGAGTTAACAAGAGGATAAATCCCGTAAAATTGCTCACGGGATTGACTAAATAAAGCATTATAACCTGCAATATAAATAGGAGAATCAGTGGTAATATATTTATTGGTAAAATTATACAAAGGGCTTGCGGGATTGGTAGTAGTTGAATAAGTATCAACAAACGGCAAAGTATAAAATGAAAATGTAGTTTTTAAATTAAATAGCCGTAATGTTTCAGGAAAATCATACAGCATATAAGTATTAATATATTGATCAATTTTTGCTGTGCTTAATTGCGCTTCAGAAAGACTACGCGTAATCAATCGAACTTTATTGCGTATTGCAAGTAATGTTGAATCTGCCATTATACTGCTCCATAAGGTAAAATGTTAACCGTTGCTAAATATACCGTAGAATTAACTTCTCCTGTGGGGATACATTGAGGATATTGCAAGTTGTCAGGAACAGTTGATGGAGTCGTAAAAGGTTGGTACAAAGTCGTATCTATATTGATACTAAAAGTATTTGAAGTCAGTACTGTAATATCACTCATCTGTTGATTTGCTTGAATCATACCCCATCCAGGCGTCAATATAAGCCGCACAATAAGTCCAGTTTTATATTGATGAGGAAACGATGTAGTAACAACTGCTGGATATGCGTTGGTGATATTCGTTATGATTCTCAAAGCTGGCTGGAATACTGGATACTGTTGCGCCTGGATAGACATGATATTCCTTTATCGATGTAGTACGTTATTAACAGTAATTACTTTACTGATATCATCTCCCATACCATCAACATCCATAAATTCAAGACTTTGAAATGCCATACGCCGTATTTTTTGACCTATCGTTTGCGCAGGACTACCATCTTCATTTTTAGTGTATTGATGAATTGGATACCATGTATTATTGTTAATATGTTTTGCAACTCCAAGTGGTATAGTATATACCTTGTTATCATGCAATTCATATTTTTCTAATGGGTCACCTTTGTATTTTTTAAAACAAAATTCCATAACTCCGCCTGGAACTTCATAATACTTAAATACACCTTTTACTAACTCACGATCTTTTGCTTGTTCTATAGCAAGTTTTTTTGCCACTTCTGTAATGGTATCTTTACTTGGTTTTACTTTGTGAGAAACAACGCTTTTGCCTGTCATAAATTTCCTTTTTATTTTTTATATTGTCGCTCTTAATGTGACTACACTAACTAAATTTATTTATAATTAATCATTAAGAGCGACAATAAATTACATACCGTTATTGCTAAATGATTTACCAGCAACCCAATAAATAACGTTACCGCTTTGACCTGCTGGGCTATTTGCACCTGCAGCTAAGCTCATACCGATAAATCCAGTATTAACTGTTGCATCAGAAAGAATATTGACGTTATTTGATTCAGCAACCGCTGTATTTTCACCTATTGGCACAACTTGTGCTGGAGTGAAAGGAACTGCAGATGATGAAGGGAATACAAAAGCATTAAATGCTGATGTATCAACATTAATAACAAACGAAGAAACGCTATTAACAGCAGTAACTGTCGCTTGAACATTATTTAATTGCACCATGCCATAATGAGAATCAATATTAAATCTCACCTGTTGACCAACTTGGTAACCATGAGGTACTGAAGTGGTAACAACTGCAGCAGATGCTTGCGAAATCGACATAATAAAACGACGACGAGGATAAAACAATGGATCAGTATTTATTAACATCCAAGAACCAGAAGTACCAGCTGTTGAAAGTTGTGGCGCATAATCCAAACTAAATGTAGTTGAACTTAATGTATTGATACCAACTGTAAAATCGATACCACCAAATTGAGGTGAACCAGATTGGCTTAAAATACGAACAACTTGTCCTGCAATCAATCCATTAGTACCAGAATTAGTAACGACAGGAATGCTAGCAGTAGAAATAGCTGTAGTTGTAGCATTGACCACACCATAATTATAAAGAGATGAATCGATATAAGTAAAACCACCTGAAGTAAGATATTGGGATAAGTTAGCAGCATTTGCAGCGCTAGACTTAAGATATTCCCACATAGCTCCTTGAGGGAAGCCTGCTTGCCAATAAAATTCAACACCAATTGCGGTGGTTTGGTTTGCAGCTGCAACAGTTGAATTATATACCCTCATCCAGTCTACACCAGAACGTAGAGGAATGATTTGAGCTGCACCAGTAGAAGTGAAAAAACCTTGTTGTATAATAGTATTATCTGACATAGTATTCCTTTCTTAAGCTAATGTGCAACGTAAGTTGAATACCCAAAGATCATTAGTGATTCTTGGAACTTCAGCAAATTTATATCCAACACTTGCGTTTAACGCTAAAGGTCCATCATATATTGGCGGTCTATAAATGAATGAAGCTGAATAACCATCTTGTTCGATACAAGCATACGCTTCCATACCAACACAAAAGATATTATATACAGTTTGCCCTAAAGCTGATGCATTTAATGTTGAAGAGCCAATTGATGAAATTAAGAAACGTAAATTACCAATAGCACCCCATTCTGAACGCAATGCATTCATTGGAGATGGATATTGAGATTTATTAATAAATCCGTTTACGTTATCAAAATTTCCAATCAATGCTGAGTTACATAATGCAAAATAAGCATCACGAACTGGCGCTGTTCCAAAACGATCTTCGCCTTCAATGTTATCCATAATTGTATAAGCATTGTTACCAACTAATGCTTCAACAACAGTATCAACATCTGAACGAGTTAATTCTGTAGGGTTATCACCATTAACACCACCTGTACAGTTAATAAATGAAGCAGTTGAAGCTAACATATCACGTGTTAACTGATCTTCTGTTTGGCGTAATGACACACCTAAACGAGCTGCACATTCATTGAGAACCATTCTGTTACTTTTATGACCATATTTCTATGGCGGGCAAACCTCTTCGGATTCGCCTCTCTGGGTTTCCTCCAGAGGTCAGACTATCGCATCCCCATAAAATGGAGTTTTCTCACTTAGTCGTTCACCGTGGATTTTATTTTCATTTAATGCTATACTATTATAAATGAAAGGATATTCATGGGTAAAATAGTTAAATTCATTACAAATCATAATATTGCTCAAATCGCTTATCTTGCAGGCCTTATTGATGGAGAAGGTTGCTTGTATTTGGGTCATGTTAAACAAGGCAAATATGGCAACGGTCTTCAATGGCATAGCATGCTTAAAATAACAAGCTGCGATGAGGAACTTATAATATGGCTTGAAGATACTTTTGGTGGTTCTAAAGATTCTAGATATAGATGGACTAGCAAAAAAACTTTCACAAGACCAGTTTATAATTGGCAAGCAACTGGACCAATGTTGGATTACATTCTGCCCTTGGTCGAACCATATCTTATCATCAAAAAAAAACAATGCGACGTAATGAAGAGATATCGCCTCACTTCCAAAAATATTGGCAGCAAAAGATTGTCCGACGAAATTATCGCCAAACGACTTGAACTGTTGAGTGAAATGAAAAATCTTAATTCGCGCTATCATGAACATCCTTTAAAAAATCCTTCGGCCCTGTCACCGGTTAGCTAAACGCCACTACGGTTTCCAAGTCAATTAGAGAAAATTTAACGACCCCATTCATTTTAGGGTCTTGGTTTTGCAATGTCACCTGTTCATTCAACTGAACATAAGTCCCATAAAATGAAATTTGCGCATCGATATCGATTGCAGTTAGGTTTTGAGCTGGAGGTGTTACACCAGAATTTCCTAGTGGTACCATAGCTGTTTGCAATGGATTATATCTTCTCATACGAAGAGTTGTACCACCATTTCTTGGCATAACTTTTAACATTGCCGGGATCTTGTGGATCATGTTTGGCACTGGCACAGACAATAACTTATAACTAAAGCTTTGTTGCACCGGTGCTGGCAATATACTTGTAGTAGTAATTGACATATTATTTCCTTAAGCGTGATTTATACAATAACAACTTAAAGCTGACGGGGCTTTTATATACGTCTTTGAATTGGCGAAATTCATATATACGCCTAAAAATGGGTATAGAGCACGACTCTATGAATTACGTTGATGATAGTATAAAAAAAAGTAAAAAGAATGCGCAAGAATAAAATCATGATGACCCCCAACGAGACTCGAACTCGCATGCTCATCCTCTAGAAATGAGATTTACCAATTAAGTTATGGGGGTCATAAAAATTAAGGCAATCTAACTGTTGGATTGCCTTAATAGAAATAAATAATTATCATCAAAAAAAGATTGATAAATAACTTATTACATTATAGCAGGCATAGGCCCTGCAGGTCCAGAATTAGTCGCAGGTTTTTTATCTTCTTCTTCAGGACTTATAATCGCTTCAGTAGTTAATAAAAGACCTGCGATAGAAGCAGCATTTTGTAAAGCACAACGTGTTACTTTTACCGGATCGATAATACCTAGATGAATCATGTCGCCATACACACCTGTTTTTGCATCAAATCCAAATGATTTTGACCCATGACGAACGCGTTCAACAGTTAATGAGGCTTCATAGCCAGCATTAGATGCAATTGTTCTTAAAGGATATTCAAGCACTTTTCGAATAATTTGAACCCCCAAAAGTTCATCGCCTTTTACTTGATCTTCAATATCAGCAAGATCATGTTGACCATGAAGTAATGCGCATCCACCACCAGCAATAATACCTTCTGCTATTGCAGCGCGAGTTGCAGCTAAAGCATCTTCGATACGATCTTTAATTTCACGCATTTCAACTTCGGTTGCAGCACCAACTTTAATAACTGCAACACCACCTGAAAGCTTTGCTAATCGTTCTTGCAACTTTTCTTTGTCATAATCTGACGTACATGTAGCTAATTGATTTCGTAAATATTGGACGCGGTCTGCAATCGCTTCAACGCTACCAGCGCCTTGGACAATTGTAGTGCTCTCTTTTGTAACAACCACTTTTTTAGCGGTCCCGAAATCGTCCAATTGCATCGTTTCAAGAGTTAATCCTATATTATCTGATATAAGTTTTCCACCTGTCATTATAGCAATATCTTCAAGCATTGCCATACGTCTATCACCAAAAGCAGGAGCTTTAACAGCACATGATTTGATAGATCCACGTATTTTATTAACAACCATAGCAGATAAAGCTTCACCCTCAACATCTTCTGCTATTACTAACAATGGTCTACCCGTACGAACAACCTTTTCAAGTACCGGCAATATGCCATTCATGTTCGTAATTTTTTTATCATACAAGAGTATCAAAGGATCATGAAACTCAACAGTACCTTTTTCCGTTTCTGTCACAAAATACGTAGACATATAACCACGATCGAATTGCATACCTTCAACAACGACCAGTTCACTTTCCATACCTTTTGCTTCTTCTACCGTAATAACGCCATCGGATCCGACTTTTTCAAAAGCCATGGCTATTTTACGGCCTATTTCTACATCAGAATTTGCTGAAATTGAGGCTATTTGTTCAACTTCTTGGTTGTTTTTAATCTTTTGTGCAGAATTTTTCAACCCTTCAATGACCGCAATAACCGCTTTATCAATACCAGCTTTTAATTCCATAGGATTTGCGCCAGCAGTAACATACTTATTGCCTTCAGTAAAAATAGCTTGTGCTAATACCGTTGCTGTTGTTGTCCCATCACCTGCAACTTCAGCGGTTTTAGAAGCAACTTCGCGTACCATTTGAGCGCCCATATTCTCTAAAGGATCTTTCAGCACAATCTCTTTGGCAACTGTAACACCATCTTTAGTTATTAATGGCGATCCAAATGGACGCGCAAATGCTACATTTCTACCTTTAGGCCCAAGCGTGACTTTAACTGCATTGGCTAAAATATCAATACCATTCAATAATTTCGTGCGAGCTTCTTGCCCGAATACTATCTTTTTAGACATCACTATCCTTTTTATGTTTATCAATCTCTTTACAAATAGATGCTAACAAATCGTAATATAAAGGACTATTTTGTATTTCTTGATGCGCATCATACTTTTCAATAGTTGCTTTTAATTGAGGTAATACCTCTTCCATGAAATTTTCTGCATCAAAATAGATTTGCTGCTTATCTTGCATTACAAAACGCCCAAAATATCTTCTTCTTTTAATACCAAATGATGTGTATCAAGTGATGTTCCCATATATTTTTTAAAGAATACACGATCACCTTGAACTAACTGTTCTGATTTTCCAGGATGCACGACAACTGCTTGCGAAGTTTTTTCTTGTGCTTGATCAGGAATAATAATGCCACCTGTTGTTGTTTTCTCTTTTTCAATGAGCTCAACAAGAACATTATCATTAATTGGTTTGAAATGTTTAAACATAATATCCTTTTTTTTAATTAAACATATACAAGATTATAAAAAAAAGATGTGCCGGTGTAAACAGCACATCTTACAATTCATACTAACCAGAAACGTTTTAAGAAGAAGCATTAATACATGAACACAGAGATAATAAGTTGTCTTGCCCACGTTTATAGACTAACAATGAATATTTAGTATCGCAATGCTTTTTCGTATTTATTTTTAAAATACAAGATTCAGAAACAATAATATATTGATTGGTTAAAAATCCACGATACAATACTGCATAATTACCAGGTTCAAGTTCAATATAATCATCTTCATCAAATTCAACATCAACAAGTTTTATATTCGATCCACGAGGAGGAGTTCGTTCAACCCGCAAAGGCATCGAAAAATCATACAAATCATTATAACGAGCAGGAGGAAGATCACAAGATGTTAATAAAAATAATAATAAAAATGATGCACCAATAGTTGTTGCAAACAATCCAGTACCATTAAAAGAGCTACGCATGGGTATTTTCTCCTCTGGATGATTGACATTCACGCTGTGCGGTAAGTTTTGTGGCTGTACCAAAATAGGACGTTCTTGCTTCATAACATGCTCCGTATGTGCATTGACTATTAAAGTTATATCTTTGCCCTGAGCGAAAGGAGTAACCGTATTGTTCTCCATTTACGTTAATAGAAACATCTGCAGTGTATACATAGCAAGCAGTCATACACAATAAAATACTATACAACTTCTTCATGAAGTATCCCTTTGTATAAATAGGTTAACGATATCTATTTTTATCCTACGCCTATTTATATATTTTGCAAATGTTTCTATATGTAACGAAATCAAGCTTTAGATGTATCTTTACGCTCAAAATGATTGCCGTCTGCTCGATGAAACCTGCCACCCCACCTATTGTCTGAATGTAATGACTCCCAAAACTCTCCAAAGATAGCATAGTCCTTAGTATCGGACATATATTTACCATTCTTATTGAAAATATTTATATCAATAGCAAGTCGCTTGCAATGTAAGCTATCTGCTATTCCTTTGCCGTCTTTTGCATAGATTGCAGCTTGCTCAGCAGATCGCATAGCTTCGCCATACGTAAATCCGCATCCCTGTTGATGAATAAACATAAAAAGTTGAACAGTATCTTCTGCAAACTGTTGTTGTAATTCAGACAACTTCATCATCTACCTTTCATAGAAGCCAACATTTCTCTATACATTTGATCTTTTAAATCTTTGCTTAAAGGACCATTAACGAATGCATTTGCTTTCGATAAAGGCGTATCTCCTTGTTGTGGTGAAATAGATGTCAATGGACGGGGTTTTACTGCATTCTTTTGAGCAACAATTTTTTCTTGTTCATAAGAACGATCTTTATAAATACCTAATTGTTTAACCATGTCGTATGCTAATTTAGCGCGTTTATAAAGATCTGGTGTCTGGCTAATCATATCTGCAAGATCAGGATTAATATTACTTAATGACTGAAGGTTTTCAGTAGTAATTACTTTATCAAAATCAGGAAATTGTGTTTTTAATTTAATTTCAACAGTGTCGCTGATTGCTTGCGTCTTATATGATTGTAACTCTTTTTTCATTTCACGCATTTCTTTCAGCACTTTTTTTAAATGCTTCCCTTCAGCTAAACTGTCATCATCTAAACCAATATCTGAATAATCATCTTCAAGATCTGCTACTTTTTGCTGTGATTTTTGTTGATTAAATGACATAGCGTATTTCATTGCTTCATCACGTTCACGTTCTGCTCGCTCTGCTCGCTCACGAATCATTCTAAAATTCATTTGTTGAGGAGTTTCTTGTGGTGCGGAAGCTGCAACTACTTGCTCTTCTTCATGTTCCTGCTCTTCAGGATCATCTTGCACAACCGGTTCTTCTTGATGCTGCAACATAGGGTGTTTTTGTTCAATAGGTGCTACTTCAACAGGAACATTTTCAATTCCATCTTTTGCCATAAGCTCTTGCGCTTTTTTTTCCATTGCTTTGATGTGAGATTGCGGTACTTGTGGTAATGAATCTAATGTCATAGAACTCCTTTTATAGTTCGTTGTTTAATTGCTTACATTTTTTCAATAACGTACCATCAGAATCTTCAAGAACAAATTGTAATAATTGTCGTTGTTCTGCAGGAAGGTCTAAAGCGTTTTGTTTTAAATAAATATAGATTTGTTTTGAAGGTAATACCCATAAAAACTCAAGATGTTCAGACGAACGATGATATTTATAGACTGCATTGTCATATTGAGGAGTAGGGCATGAAAACCGAGGAATAAAATAATTGCGAATGACATTGCGCATTTTAGGCTCTTTTTTTGTTTCAACAACAATATAAAAATTACCCTCAAATAGCTTTTTCCCACGCTCGATACAACATAACATGTCATCTTCAAATGTGGAAAGTTGCTCATTCATTTGTTCTTCTGCTGAATGGTCAGGAACTTCTGCTCGAGATAAAAGATCCCATGATATTTTTCCAACTGTTTCCCGCGTCATCGATTTCCTTTTTTAGAAAAGAGCAATTAACCAAGAATAGGGATAAACTTGAATTAATTGCTCTTGATATCGTTACGTGCTAAGCATAATTACTTTTTATGCTTTTTACCAACTTTTTTTGACTCAGACAAAGCAATTGCAATCGCTTGCTTAGGATTATGTACTTCAGGTCCTTTTTTTGAACCTGAGTGTAATTTGCCCTCTTTAAACTCATGCATTACTTTTTCTATTTTTTTCTTTTTAGCTGGAACTTTTTTTAAAGATTTTTTTGCTTCGTGGCGTTCTTCTGCCATTTTATGCAATTTTTTATCGCCTTTTTTTCCTGCTTTTTCCATTTTTTTAGATGCACATGATAAACATTTCATAATTATCCTTTTATTTTTTTACCGCAATTTGAACATGAATGATGCATAGATTTTAATGTTTCAGCAAGACGAGCCCGCTTACCTTCAATACCTTTATGATTTTCAGCTTTTTTTAATTTTAAGGCAGGTATTTTTATACCTTGAGGCACATGTAATTCTTTATGCAATGCTCCAGGATGTTTAATTGCTTTTTGAATCCATTTTTTAGCCATATTAGCTCCCTACTTCACTTTTTTCATCAAAAAACCCTAATGATTCCATGTAACGATTAGGATTAAACTGCTTATTGATAGGATGCTCTGAAAGGTTTGCAATACAATTATGATCTTCTTGCATCATACGACTATCCATAACTTGCTGCTTAAGACGTGGATCGATCATACGATAAAAAGCACCTGCTGCAGTTTCCATTACTTTAGGATGTTCAGAACGCTTTAAATGCTTTTGTGGATTCGCTTTTTTAACGCGAGGTGTTCCATTTGCCATATTTCACTCCTTACATTTAGATAGTCCAAATGTAACATGCAGTGTACACTTGGACTATTTTTTTATTTAATTCGAGATGACTCTTGGGAAATCAGCATTTTATTAACATACTCTTGCCAAGATGAACGTTTAAACGATAAATTTGCTGGCTTTCCAATAACATTCCAAGCTATCTTTGTAGCTTTTTTATTATATCGTGGAGCACAAGCCATGATTTACCACTTTTTCGGTACATTATGACGCTTAGCATGTGATTCATCGCGATCCATTTGAGCATTAACACCTGAAATAGTATCATCAATATGAGAATCAAATCCTTCATGAGCACGTGGCCATCCATGATACTTCACTTCTTGCGGCATATTTGCTACAGCATGTTTATCTTCATGTAACATACCTGCATCTTTCATTTCTCTATGACGACGTTCAGCATGCCCATCATACATACCTTCAAGTTTGTGATGCTTTGCACCATGGTGATGTTTTTTTGCCATAATCGGCCTTTCGATAGCAACTGCAATTACTCAGTAACTGCAAAGTAAAACTTCTAACTATCTACACACTCTGTATAGAATCACGCATAGCTTACTCAAACATTAACCGGTTGTGCAACTTCATCTTTTGATTGTGCAATTTCTATTTCTTTCAACGAATTTGACATATTTACTAACCGCTCAATGTGCTCAATATCCATACTTTCAAGTTCTTTCATTGCCTTAATTTTATTTAACAATGCAACATCATCATCACGATTACTTTCATGTATCTTTTGAATAGCAAGAGCACGATTTTCTTCAACTCGAGATGTACGTTCAGCCCATAGACCCATATCAGCTTTTGCACGAGATTGTGCAAGTTCAATTTGAGCTTGTTGTAACTGTATTTGTGATTGTGCTTGTGCTTGTTGCATTTGTGCTTGTGCTTTTTCTGCTTTTTCAAGATTTTCAATAACACGTTTTTTATTCTGGAATGTTGCTGCTTCCAATAAATCTTCAGGAGCAATAGGTACACCCATTTCACGTAATTGTAACATTTGAGCAAATTGCATCTGTTTTTGAGTTGAAGTATTTAAACCTTCTTCAACATTAGCATTATATTTACCAAATGCTTTATTATAAAACTGCTGTGTTGGCTCTTGCCCTTCTAAAATCTTTTTAATTTTACCGGGTGTAAAGTTTGCTTGTATTATATCGATTTCTAATCGTCCTAATAACTCCATAGATCTATCAAGTTGATCAAAAAGCACTTGAAGAGTCGTAAGTCCTGCACCTTGTCGTAACATACTTAAAACACCAGCTTTATCGTCGCTTGCAGAACCAATTAATTCTTCATTAACGCCACTAATCTCAGAAACTTCTTTTGCTAATAATTCAGAAAGTTGAATCATTGATGGCGGTATTTGAGGAGCTACAATTTGCTGAACATCAGTCATTGCAGCATCATTTTTTAATGCCAATCCACGACCCTGACCTGAAAGGAATACATCAGATGGATTTACTAACGCATTTTCTTTATAAATCCATCCTGGATATACTTGTGATTCTAATATATCCAATTCAATAATACGACGTCGGTTATACAAATACTGAGCGTCACGCAAACCGCGCACCACACCCTGAATCCGCCATGGAAAATAAGGCATTTGTGGAGCATAATATGCAAGAACAGGGACAAATGGGTACTTATCAATGCCCATAGGATTTGGTCCATCGTACATCACCTTTCCTTGCACAACAATTGCTAATCTAACTGTTGGTATTTCCTGTTCTATTATAGTCACTGATGGATACGTTATTAAAAATTCCTTTAAACGATCTTCATCTTGACCATTCCACTCTAATGTTTCACCAGTCTGAGCATCAACCATCATCTTTTGCGTACGATAATCACGATAATAAAACTCATCATACGTCAAAAGGTTTTTCATACCGTAATTATATGATTCTGGCATAAATTGAAACTTGCCATCTCTACCAGTACCTGAATCTAATCCAATAAGGCCAATAATCTCTTCTGTCTTGTCTGGTAACAAAGAAATACATTCACGTTTCGTTAAAAATGATCGTTTCCAGATAGCATTGCAATCTGATAAATCAGCCTTACGAAAATAAGGATCGATAAGAAAACTGTTATAGGAGCAGTTATCAACTTTAATATTCCCCGATACTGGATCAGATCTATAATCCAACCATACTTGTAATAAATTCATACCTGTCACTAAAGCACCATGAAACGCTTCTGATACCGTTTCCAAAACACCTTCTTGTTTATTGACCCACATCAATATCTTTGAAAACTGGTCTGCAGTTTCTTCATCACCATTTTCAACAGGAACACATATAATCGATTTACGATTACGACGCTGGTGACCTGAAATCATATTAATAACTCTTCGTATACGATTAAAATTAAAACTACGCTTACGATTTGCAGGCAAATTTCCATATAAGTCATTCCATAACGTCTGATCACCAGCTTCAAATCTCGTATCGGTATCGGCTTCTCCCCAAAAGGATTGATTTATAGTTATAGACTCTGCATAAAACGCTTCCATACGACCCAAAACATCTTTATGCTTTTCGTCATAATATTGCGGTCCTAATTGCGGAAACAACATTATTGTACTCCTGATTAAATATAAATATATATTGTCACAGAATAGACAATATATGTTGGATTTCGCTACTTTTTCCTTCCGGTTTGAAAAGTCACTATAACCTTGCCATACTCATACGCACGAATAAAAAATCGCTGCATATTATGATTATTGTAAAGTGTGGCATAATCCCGCGCAGTATAATCAAACAAATCTCTATGCTCTAATAATTCTTCATTGCCAGGCGTACATAAAAAAAATATTGCCGTGCGTATATCACCCTGCATAGCAGATATATGTAATTGCGTCTGTAAGAATTCATTAAAATAAGTTCTTTCACGAATTTGTACCGATATATTTGCTTCACTAGAGCACAAAAAAAATGAAGATGCTAATAAATAATAGCTCTTCATTTAATATCCTCCCCAAAATAAACGGGGAGCTTTCGGACTAACTGTCGATCCATTGGGATTATCATATTTGCGAAAACATGCATAACAGGTCATTGAATTATATCCCGACCTAAAAGGAGCTGCTTGTTTTCTTTTAATGACACCACAATCACATTGCACCATGAGATGACCTGGGCTTTCTTCAAGTACAACCCATCTGCCATATCTATTTCCTACTAAACTCATACAGCCTCCTTGTACAATTTTACTATCAATGTTAGATCATTTAACAGCTACACCTTCTACAACCAACAACAAGTTTTTTATGTATTAATTGTTTATGCAATACTTGGTTTAATTCATTGACTTCAATTGCTAATCGCTCAACCCTACTTGTTAAATAAGCATTTGATTGATTCATGCGAGCAGCATCACATCGCGTATGGCCACACGTGGTAATTCTACAAATAGGTTCATTGGTTAAATAACTGACAATCTTATGACGTTGTTTCATTACCATCCTCCTCTATACTGATCATTAAAGAATCCTTGACCATGATTCATACCATCAAGAGAATATCCTTGCGCCTGACGATAACGTTTTTCTAACTCTTCTGCATTTGATTGCTCATTACGCAAACGACTTAAAGATAATACAAGATATCGAAATGCATCTGCTCCATGTGAATTGTTGTCATGGAATGGTTTATCACGATATACTTTACGTTTATTATCCCATTCTTGACGATAATTTTCTAAAGCTTTAATCAACGACTTACACTTTTCTTCATCAAACCACATTTTAGGCAATGCAGAACGAACTGCTTCAATACCATCCATAATGGATATATCAGGCAATGCAGATTTTGTACCAGAATCACGAGATTCAAACTTAATACCCAATTGCCTTGCTTTTTCTAATCTTGTCAAACCTGAACCAAATTCTTTCACCGCAATATCATGAGGCGCCCAATGTCGATCATATTGATACGGTTTGGAAAATATGACATTCACATAATGCTCCAAACCTTCTTTATTCTTTTCATAATAATCAATTATGTGAATTACTTGGCCAATAACTTGAAAGAATATGATAGAAGTAGCATCGTGAACACCAATATCCCATGCAGTATGCACACGAAATGATGGTTCCCATACAATTTTACCAATCTGACCATTCAATCGTAATTTATTGATATATTTAGCGTAATACGAACCTTCAGATCCTTGCTCAAACGAACAATAATATTCCTGTTGGACTAAATCGGGAGACACAAGTCCATCATCAATATCTTGTTGAATCATCTCTAAAGGAATGTGTTTTGTATCATTTAACCCAAGCTTTTCACAAAACCACTCAGGGGAATGTTGAGCGATATTATAGATATTCCACAACTCATTTTTACCACGTGGTGTGGATACTATAATAACAGATCCCCCATTAGCGTTAAGAATTGGGCGCACAAATTTAAAAGCATCAGGATCGGCCAAAGCAAACTCAGAAAACACAACCATACGAGGATTAGTACCGACCAAAGAGGAGTCATAACTATCAGACCCAATAATTTGAATAATGGAACCATTGATTAATGTCACTTTCAATTCAGAAGAGTTTATATTTTTAACTAATTCAAAAGGAATAAAATCAGTAAAACGCATACCATCATTAGTAATACTATCCCAAATAACTTTACGACCCTGACTAAAAGAAGGCAAACAGTACATGTATACACCGACCCTTCGTAAAGCTTGGCGTATAACCAAATTCCAAGCGACAATATCTTTACCCGAACGACGAGGCCAAATAAGAATCATCTTTTTATACCCAAGATTCTCAAAAGCATCGCATGCTTTTAATTGAAAATCCCGAGGTTTAAATTTGTCTAAAGCTATCTCTATTGACGGTTTCATTACTTTCTTCTTTTTTAATGCATGCAATAAGATCAATCAGATGAGTCTGCATCTGCTCGTCAGTTGGTTTTACGCGAGATTCACTATGTTTATAAAAACTACCATACAAAAAATCACTCTTCTTCTGGGCTATCAAATAATCCTGGTTCTTCAACAACTTGTCCTTCAACTTCTTCAACATCCACCATTTTACTTTCAGTCATTACTGCAGCAACAACTAATGATTTTACCCCAGTTTCAGGGTTTGTATTAAATATACCATCTGCAGTAAAATTACCATGGGTTCCATCTTCCATGATTAAATGGTACGTGAATTGCGCTTTTTTATTTTCCATACTCTTCCTTTAATTTATAGATTTTAGCTTACAAGCATGACATTTACACACTGGACTAATTAACTTCTTTTCAATAGCTAAAGCTTGGTTTTTAATACAAAAATCAACAAACTCTGATATATCTTTATCAAATAATTCGGCTGCAATATCATGCGCTGGATGAATCACATCATTAATTATAGTTAAAATATGATTTAATGTCGCTGATGTAGATTTCTCAGCATCAGTTTTATCTTTAACGTTCTCTAATGTAATGTTAAGATGATTGAGTTCTTTTGCCATAGCTCCCATATGTTGAAACGCTATCGACAATACATCCCCTAAAATACCCTTTAAGTGGGTTGTACTATATTTTTTGTGCATCACTCATCTCCTGCATCATAATCACTTTTTACTCTTACTTCTCGTTGCGTTGCGGTATTACGTTTGATATTTGCAGCTAATTGCTCAGGAGTCTTGCCAGAGACGGAAATTTCGGGTTCTACGCGCCCAGACTGAGACGGAAAGCTTTCAATACGGACAACAATATCTTTCTTCTCATCATACTTTGCACGCATCTCATTAGCTCGATCTAACTCAGAGCGATAAATAGGATCATAAAACCCTAAAGTTCGAAATACTGCATTAGAATCAAACTTACGAGTAAGCGCTCCAATCTCTCTACGCTCAGCAATTTTACTCATAGCATAAAGATAAGCTTTGTGCATAAAATCAAATCGCTTACACCAACGCTCAAACGTGTCTGAACCATACCCAGAATTATTGTAAAATTGAGATATTCTAAGAGAAGAATCTACATCAGCCCACTCATATAATCTGAGTGCTTCACGCTCAACAAATTTGACTGTAACTGGATGATATTGTTGTGATTTAACACTGTAGTATTCATCGATTACAAGCGGTAATTGAGCGTTTTCTGAGACCCCCGTATTTTTTTCTTCTTTTGTGTTATCTGTGTTAGTATGTTTAGTTTTTCTTACAGTCATTCGTTTCACAGCTCTTTTTCTCCTTTTTATGAGAGTGTTACTACTTTAAATTGAGTTTTGGCGCTGGGGCCATAAATCTTATCTGCTATGATAGCGGTAATAATCTGATCGTTAGTATATAAGACTCCATGGCAAACGTCAGCAAGATATTTAATGAGATTATCGAGATCAACATGCTTATCGCAAGGCAGCCCAAACATAGATTGCCGTTTTTTTATGGAATAAGATTGGGGCACAGCAAACACAAATGTGACCTCTAAACGAATGGGACCCTTAAACATAGGTAATTGACCATGCTGTATCTTTATACTCATTGCATCCCTGTTTTTTTCGTTCTTTTGGCTATCGTAGACATTTCCCTTACCGAACCGTGGACGAGCTAATGCAATTGGATTCTCAAAAATTTGATATAACATACAATTCCTTAAAAGATAAAATCGTTAGTTTGTTTGATCTTGTCGCGGCATTTTTTGATAAGAATACGCACATAAGGCTGTGAAGCACCATGAGTGTCATCATACAACTGTTCAAGCATTACAAGGCGTGTTGGTAAATGTTCGGTTGCCAATGCCCGACGAATAGCAGACTCAAATTTAACAGGATCATGGCGAACAACAAATACTGGTGGTTTTTCAGGTTGTTCTGTTTTTTTCCAATCCTTTTTCCATGGGTTCATAAAGATCCTTTCTTGCGGTGTTATATTTTTATTGCATGCCTGGCATTGGAAATCGATGAAGCCAATAATTATGTGGCTCTCGAACCTTTGCTTTTTCTATTTTTGCTTGTTTTTCCTCAACTGTCTCCAAAGAAAACGTTGGAAGAATAAAATTAATACCCGATTGCACCCTTTTTGGTACTGATTTTAATGCTTCCCGTATTTTTTTAAATTTATTTTGTAAAAACCAACGCTGTTTTTGGGAATAAATAGTACGTTTAATCTTTGGCAGCGTTGTTGTTGTATTTAATAAATATATTACTTTAGTAATTGGTGTGAACTGGGTCTTAGCATACGAAAAAAGATCTTTTAATATACCTTTAAACTCCCACTTAAATTGAGGAAGCATATCTTTAATTGCCCAACGAAGTTTTTTATTACTGAATATACTATGTAAAGAATACGTACAAGCTCTACGATGGGAATATATTTTTGTCACCCACCCCAAACCTACAAACTTCTTAATCGCTTTATTAACCCACTCGCGACTACAACCAGCACGAGCAGCAAGCGTTGCCTGAGAAGGAAAGAATTTTTGCCCATGCATATTATGATAAAAACGAAGAGCATTTAACACCTTGATTTCATAAGGCGCAACAGCAACTCTCTCTCGTAGATAATTAATTATTTTATCGACTTGATTTTCATTACATAAATTATTTTGTTGACTATTTCTAACAGTAATGTTAGTATTATTAAGTATCAAAAATGATCCTTGGTATACACGTTAATATTATAATGATCCTTGGTATACACGTTAATATT